CTACTAGACTTCATGCTGCGGCTGAAGCTGGGACTACTAACGCAGCAGTTCCTGTATTAACTGTCGGAGCAAATTCTACTGGAACTGTTGCTGCCGGCTTTGGTCCTCAGATTAATTTTACTGCCGAGACTGCTGCTGGTGTCCCTAATACATCTTCCGGTGCAATTCAAAGTGCTTGGTATACGCCAACTTACGGAGGACAACCTGCAACGGTATTAGATCTTAAAGTAAAGGAATCTAATACTGGAAATCTTCAGACTGCACTGAGAGTCCAATCGCATTGGGAAAGTGGTGGAAACTTTACCAAAATCGGGAATTTCTACGATAGTGGCAGCGGTCCCGGCGGAACACAGCTAACGAGTAGCTATATCCATACACTTTTCGATACCACATATGGACAGGATCAAGTAGTTAGTTTCTTATTCAGCCCTGGTGAGCATACCAATGGCCGTCCGTTCTCAGGTGCTCCTGGTTTGATGCTTACTGTTGATGGTAGAAATGGTACAACTGCCGACTACGTAAGTATGACAACGCGGGTAAGGTGGTCTGCTACCGATGCCATTGCTCCAGATTTAAAAATTGGTGCTGGTGATCCTGAAGCTGGTACTAATATAGTAGGTTCAGATACTGTTTTATTTGGTGGCCCAGGAACTGGAAACGCAACTCCAGGATCAATAATCTTCCAAACTTCAACTCCAACTACTTCTGGAACTACTATTCAGACTCAGGCTGAGCGTATGAGAGTTCATACGAATGGCGCTGTTGGAATCGGGACTGCCACTCCATCTAATACTCTTGAAGTGGTGGGTGGTTATACATCCTTACAGGGACTTCGCATTGCTGGTTCTGATATTAGTAATACCATTTATCAATCCAATAGTATTGGAATTAATGCTGCTGGAAGTGGATCACAGTTAGCTTTACAGGGCGGTGGAGGTCTGAGTAGTGCAAGTGGAGTTATTAACTTGTATTCTGGCACCGCTCTTACAAACTCAGCAGATCAATATTTCCCTATTGTTAGAATTACTGGAACTTTTTCCCCTGCGACTGGTACAGCAGCTGATGCGGTTGGCCTATCTATTCTTCCTACAATCAGTTATGCTGGAACTCCTGGTGCTGGATCTTCTTATGAGGCTTTACGAATTGCAGTAACTGAAACTGCAACCTTACCTGTTGGACCAAATTATTTAATTCGGGCATTGGCGGGTGCTTCTGGCAGTACCGAATTATTTGCTGTAATGAATACTGGTGCTATAGTACAAAGTACTAGTACTGGATCATCAGTTTCTCAAAGTAATTCTACTGAACAGATCACGTTATCAACTGGTGGAACGACGACTAATTCATCAGGCAACTTAGCACCTGCAAATTCGATCATTGATGCAATCGCTTGTCGCGTAACTACTACGATTACTACTGCAACCGAATGGTCATTATCAGTAACTGGTGGTTCAGCATTTAATCAGATTGGAACTATTGATACTACTGTATCAACTATGACCGCTGGTACTACTGCAATTTTCGTACCTGCCGATCATAACTCACAGTATAATGCAGCCGCTACTACCATTACTATTACGACGACCGGCACTCCCGGTGCAGGTGTTGTTCGTTGTTCTGTTCACTCTCGTTCATTCATTGCGCCGACTTCTTAAGGATTTAATCATGCGAAAATTATTCTTTATCGTCGTATTCCTAATCGTTGCTAATCAGTCATTCGCACAGGCAACGATGCAGGATCTTGAGAAACTCCGTATTATTCACAATTCAGAAACCTGTATCGCATTTAAGCAGCCATCGAATTGCACCTCATTACCAGAGATTCCTGATCCAGCAGATCCTACTAAGACCATTGTAAATCCTAACAAGTTATTTCCAGATACTAATGCTGGTCGTTTAGAATGTGAACGTGTATATGCGCAAGTCATCGTTAATCAAGTATTGCTACACTACAAGCAAATCCAGGAAGCTAAGAGATTAGAGCGTGCGAAAGTTAGATTTGAGGCCGCAACGCAGGCTGAGAAAGATAGGTTTTGTGAATTAAGAGGTGAGGCGGCTGGATGTGATCCATTCGCTTCTAACTAACTATGCAATTAGAAACTCTACTATTACTAGCCGCGCTACAAGTTCCAGTTCAAGATGGAATGCCGGTAGCTCTTACCAATTGTGCAGTTTATAAAGAAGATATTCTCTGTTTAGCCGACGGTAAAGTAATTAACATTTCAAAAGTCGAGCAGGATAAAGTAGATAAGAAAGTATCCGACCTGAAGATTAACATTGCCCGTCAGACCTTCGGCGCGGCCTTTGATATTTACTTTACTGAATACGGGCTAAAGAATAATCCTGATGCCTACGAAACTAACTCAAAGGGATTCAGTCCGAATTCGAGAATGGCCCTTAAAGCGCTGACCGCGGCTGGTATAGTTTTAATCTCCGCTAAGCTAAGTGATGACGGTCATCCTAATTGGGCTAAATGGATTTCCAGAATCGCAATGGTAGCGCAGATTGGTTTTGGCGTTAATAACTATCTTGTCGGAAAAGATGGAAAAGCAGCCGCGCCATGACCTATATTGACGAAGCAACTTACAAACAAAAAATTGAGTCTCCAGATAACCTGATGAATCGTACCGAAATTATCGAACGCCGTTCCGGTGCAGGTAATCATGCTGGTGTCCGTCATCCAGAAGCCTATCGTGTATTAGTCGGTTTAGCTGCTCGTATGGATGGATCATATGCGGCATCTAAGGCTTTAGGTGTTTCTCAGTCACTAGCCCAGAATCTTAGTAAAGGTGAAAATTCGGAGCAGCAGCCAATTGAAGATATTAAAAGAAAGTTAGAAGATGGCTCAGCAAAAGCTAAGGATAAGGCAATGAACATCTTGCTTAAGTCCTTAGCCTTAGCGGATGATGATGAAAAACTTGGTGAGTTAACTATCGGAAAGCAAATGGCAGTTGCCAAGGATGCTTCAGTAATTGTCGAGAAGCTAACCGAAGGTAATAAGTACGGGCCGGCCGCGCAGGTAATTATTTACACCGCTCCGGAACGTGATCTAGCAGATTATGGCGAGCCTATCGTGATTGGTGCTAAAGTAGTTAAGAGTGAATAATGCCTATCGAAGTAGTAGATCCAACTACTAAAGTCTGGAAACCTACAAGTCGACAGTTAGACTTTATCCGCCTGCCCAATACAATCTTCGAAGGATTCTATGGCGGCGCGGCGGGTGGTGGTAAGTCTGAAGTCTTATTAATGTACCCGATCGTTCGTGGCTTTTATAAGATGCCAACGTTCAAAGGTATTATCTTTCGTAAAACGTATGTACAATTAGAAGAATCGCTAATTCCACGTTCACAAGAATTCTATCCCTTATTCGGCGGCCGATACAATGCTCAGAAGCACGTATGGGTATTTGAGTCCGGTGCTAAGATTTGGTTCTCTTATCTAGAAGAGGATAAAGACGCACAGGATCACGATACTGCCGAATATAACTGGGCCGCTTTCGATGAGCTAACACACTTTTCGGAATACGTATATAAGTATATTACATCGCGTGTTCGTTCATCAAAACCGGAATTGCCGGCGATTATGCGTTCCGCATCGAATCCTGGCAACATTGGACATTCTTGGGTTAAAGGACGTTTCGTAACTCCGCACAAGCACGGTTACAAACCAATCTTCGATACCCGTTCACAATCCTATCGTATCTACATCCCGTCCAAATTAACTGACAACCCACACTTATTAAAGTCAGATCCTAATTATATCAACCGTCTAAATCTCCTGCCTGAAGTCGAACGTCGCGCAAAACTTGATGGCGATTGGGATGTATTCCAAGGACAAGTCTTTGGAGAATTCCGCGACATTAAGATGCCCGATGAACCGGATAATGCAATCCATGTAATTGCCCCATTCGATATCCCAAATTGGTGGCCTAAAGTATTAGGTATTGACTGGGGTTATTCGGCAAAGACTTGGGCAGGTTGGGCCGCAATCACTCCGCAAGAACAAGTAATCCTTTATCGTGAATATGTAAACTCACAAGTATCAATTGAGCAATGGGCGTCAGACATTGGCCGCTTATCTCAGTATGATGGACCTTTAGTCAATTGTGTACTCGATCCATCAGCATGGAAAAATTTCGGACATGAAGTCACAATAGCTGAAAAGTTCATGAAAGCTTCTGGCTTAACTGCCGGAAAAGCAATGAACGGTCGGGTAGCAGGGAAACAGTTACTTCATGAGTATTTACGCTGGCTACCACGTCCGGCAAAGTATGTACCACCCGGCGGTTTTGACTACGAACAGTCCCAACGCATTTTTAGAATGTACGGTACAAGGGCATATGAAGATTACTGTGCTGCCTTTGAACCGGATGATACCAGCCGCGCTATTCTTCCACGGCTACAAATATTTGACACCTGTCCTGAAGTAATCGAGGCAGTTAAGGCTTGCATATATGATGATACGCGGCCGGAAGATGTTGCAGAATTCCGCGGCGATGATCCTTATGATGGTGTAAGATATTTAATCGGCGGCGCGGATTACTTTTTAAAGTCAGGAAAGCGTGAGGCGGATAAGCGTCATGATTTGGCTAAGATCCTTACTACTACGGACCAGACTGAATTTTACATCCGTATGCGCCAGCATGAGGCTCGTAATAAACAAGTACCTGGGCGGAGAAAGGCTTCAGTCTTCAACAATACTCAACGAATTCAACGTTCATTTACAACTAGAAAATTCCCGTTTACAAGATGAAGTTGTGTACTGGAAAGCAAAAGCGGAAGCGGGTAGCTCTAAACCTATTCCTGTTAGTGGAGTAGTTGGCCGCCGCTTACCCGATTGGTATAGGCTTAGAGCTAAGGTGGAGAAACGATATGCTGAAGCTGAAAATCGACGACGTGCAGGACGGGGACAATCGCTTCAATCTGGACAGTCCGGACCGGATGTTTCCGAAAAAGTATTGTAAGGAAATCACTCGCGGCCAGTCTGCAATGCCTTGGGGTTGTCCTTTCTGGGTTGATGCTACTTTAGAAGATGAAAAGGGTGTAGTTACTCCTGAACGTGTTGAAGAACTACACCTTGAAATGACTCCCGTATGGCATCTTTATGTTAATGGTGAACTGAACGAAGTTCAGGGTCCTAACCATGATGGCTCAGTATATAAGTGGTCACGTGGATTCAAGACTCGTTTCCATCGCATGGATGACAATACTGAAGTTAAGGTAGTTTGCGAGATTGCTGGCGAGAAGGCTGAACTTAGTTTCCGAGTAAGCTAATGGATGAACTGGAAGAACAACCCGCCGAGCCTGAATACCTTCCAGTTGAGATTGGTCAGGCACTTTGGGACATTACGCAGCATGTAGAAAATGCGGATAATTCTAACCGCATTAAAGTCTTAACTTATGCTAAACGTAATGATCTATTCTTTAAAGGCGTCCAGTACCTACTTTGGAATAAGATGTCCAATGACTGGGAAATCCCAGATGGTACTACCTTAGATGGTATTGATGATGCTGAATTTGATGCTCGAGTATTAAATCGTATCATCAACATCATTCGTCCTAACGTAGAATCAATCGTCGCCGCACTCTCTGCCGCTTTGCCAAATGTTAAGTTCTTCCCTGAGGATTCCGATCAGCCGGAAGATGTAACTACTGCTAAAGCCTGGTCGAATATCGCAGACCTAATTCAATTAAAGAATGATGCTAAGTTAAAGTTTATCCAACTAATCTACAGTATGATAATGAATCATTATACTGCGATCTATAATTACCCACAAGAATCTGAGAAGAATGGCAAGTTCAACGTTCCAGTCTACGGCACGAAGCAAGTCATACAGTCATGGCGTTACTGTATGGAATGTGGATCTGATGTAGATCAGGCAGATGAGCTTTGTCCAGCTTGTGGATCAGATCAGTTTGAACAGAATGAACAGGTTGAGGAAGTACCAATAATCGAGGGATATCGCGAAGCGGCCAAAACTGTAGAGCGTATTGAAATCTTCTCTCCGATGAATGTGAAGATTCCTACGTACATAGCTGAACAGGATGAGAAGATGGGTTATCTCATTCTTGAACAGGATCTACATTATGCAATGCTTCGTGCGACCTATCCTGAGTTAAGGGAAAAGATCAATCCTGGTGATGGCTCAAACTCATACCGTTGGGCTAGACTTTATAACTATACATCAGATCAAGACTTAGTAACTGTTCGTCACGTATGGCTTCGTCCATTCTTATTCGAACTTGTTGAGGATGAACTAATCAGACAGCAACTTAAGGATTTATTTCCTAAAGGTTGCTGTGCAGTATTCATTGAAAATCAGTTCGTTGAGGCTTGTAACGAAGATTTAGATACCCGTTGGACGATTCCTAAGTTCCCACTATCGGAATACATTACCTCCGAGCCGCTCGTTAATTTATTAGTTCCTGTTCAAGAGATGCGTAACTCACTCGTCAACTTGACGATGGAAACTATTGAGCATGGAATTTCAGAAACTTTCGTAGATCCAGAAGTTGTAGATACGGAAGTTTATAGTCAAACGCAGTCAGCTCCCGGTAATCTATTTCCTGTAAAGAATGTTCGTCCTGGTATTCCACTAGATCATGCGTTCGCAAGTCTCAAGCCCGCTATACTATCTCAGG